TTAAATTTTATCCGCGTGGTGCATCAGCACAAATTTATCCCACAACTGTTCTTCTGTCTCGACATGCGCCGGATCTTTCACAATAGTATTGGGGATCGGGCACACCTTCTGGCAGGTTGGTGTCTCGTAGTGCCCTACGCATTCGGTACACTTATCGCTGTTAATCTCGTAGATATGATCTCCCATTGAAATCGCCTCATTCGGGCATTCGGGTTCACACATATCACAATTAATACAGCGTTTAGTAATTAGTAAAGACATTTCAATGGATTACCGTTAAATCATTTTAAAATCAGTAAGTTGTATCGAGTTTGTATGCTTTACTGTCATTAACTTACTGTATGTTGATCCAGTGTATTTAACCTTGATAAACTCAGTCCAGCAACACAAAACCGCAACACATTGCATTTTGTCCCGTAGAAAAGACTTGTATGTGTGAGCTTGTTTTCTGCGCCTACGCAGATAAGGATTGAGAATGCCGCGCACTGTAACACATAATCCGGATAGCCCCAATAATGACGATGTTTTAGCCGCATCTGAAAAATGGGACGCCTGTAAACCCCCCTATACCAGCGCACACATGAAAATCTGTGTTGCTGCCGCCAAAATCATCCTCGCTGCTTCCGGCGTGGCTCGCCGTTCCAAATACGAAAAAGAGAACTATCTCCGTATCGATTTCAGCAAAGCCGGTAAGGTTACATTTTACGCCGAGTTTCCAAAAAAGATGGGCCTCAAAGGTAAAAAGCTCGGCGAGTGGCCGGAGCTCGCTATCCAGCTGGCGCGCGAAAAAGCGCTAGGTATGGCTGACGGTGGCCTGCGAGCAGAGTCCGTACATGCAGCGCTGGAAATGTACCGGGATGACCTCAAAGCCAAAGTCGCCCGGCAGAAGCTGAGCCCGGACAGTTTCACAACCTACGGGGTGCGTATCGACCGGATTAAAGCAACGTTCGGCGAGCGCGAGGTGTTCAGCGACGTAACATACAGTCGGCTGGTGGAAGTGCTGGACGAGTGGATCGCCACTCGCTCGAACAATAACGCCCTGGAGTTGTTTGCCGAGCTCCGTCGGTTCTGGAAGTTCTGCGCACCTATTCTTTGCAACGGCCGCAATGTTGCCGCCAGTTTGCCAGATGATTATGTTTCCTCCCGCGTACAGAAACCCACCCCCACACGGCTTTTTACCGATATTGAATCAATCGCCCGACTCTGGCTCAATGTTGCTGCCTGCACCTCTGTACACCAGAAGAATGCTGTTCGCTTCATGATCATCACTGGTGTTCGTCCGATTAATGTCCATAACCTGCGCTGGGACTACGTTTACGAGGAGGCTGGTGAAATTGTTTATCCGGAAGGGGTTATCGGCATGCGAGGGGCTATGAAAACACAAAAGGCTTTCCGCCTGCCGATAACGCCTGAGATCCGGCGGATTATCGACGAGCAGAAAGCCTGGCGTGATTCAGTTCCTGAGTGCAACAGGGATTATGTATTTTTGCAGCCACGTGAGCCAATGCAGCCATTTTCAAAACGATCACTGGATAAGCTGGTGAAAACATACAGCCCGGACGGGGCTGTAAAAGGAATAAAACATGATGGGACTGTTAAAGGGAAAGACGGTGCATTTAATACGATGTGCCGTAAATTCCTTAAGAGCAATGTTATTGCCTTGATGAAGGAAAGAGGCTATTCCCGCTCAGACCGAAGGGAAATCAGCCTCCTTTGCCTTCACCACTCCAGCAAGTCAGATGACCCGATGGCAGAACATTACGACTTTTCTGATGAGATTTTACAGGAAGAGATTGCGTTGAAGCGCGAAGCTTTCGAGGCTCACGAGCGGAGCATACTTGCGCAGGTGGCATTGCTACGGCGGCGAGGTTAATACTGGCTGCGACATTTTTGAATAAAAGCGTCGACATTTCGGCGCTCATAACGAACTACTTTTGCACTGAAACGAATTGGTGCCAGGATAGCCCGATGACGATGCTTAATATTCCACTCACATAGCGTTTTCTGTGTAATACCTAACTTTTGGCATACTTCATCCGGGGTGAGTAAATCGTCGGGTTTCTCGCTCATGCTATACCTCTCTTTTTCATGGCATCGAGCAGGATGTCCTGCACTGTTCGTTTTGAGTTGCGCCGCTCCATCACCATTTCGTCCATAGTGTCGGCAGCAATAATGTGGTGAATAAATACCGGACGATTGTGTCCGGCCTGTATCTGTCTGGTTGAGCCGATACGTTCAATAATTTGCTGATACTGCTCCAGGTCCCACCAGTGTGAGAAAAATACCAGTATATTCCCGCCGTCCTGCATGTTCAGGCCGTGGCCCGCGCTGGCAGGGTGTGCAAAGAGAACAGGAATCTTTCCTGAATTCCAGTCGCGCAGTGTCTGTGGATCCTGGTCGAGGTGACGACCGCGAGGGAATGCTTTAAGCAAGCGTTCAAGATCGTGTTTCCAGTGATAGGCCACCAGCACCGGTGCGCCAGCTGCTTCGGTGAGAATACTGTCCAGCGCCTGCAGCTTCGCGTCGTGCAGTTCTGACCAGCTCCCGGCGTCGTCGGTGTACACTGCGCCGCTGGCAATTTGCAGACACTTCACTGTCTTTGCCGCAGCGTTCGGCGCTTCGATGCCTTCGCCGTTCAGTTCGAGAAACATTTCCTTTTCCATTTCACGATACTGCTGGCGTGCCTTCGGCGGCATGTCCACGCGGATCACGTTATGGATGGGCTCTTTGATATCGAACCAGTCGGCCGCATCAAGGGAGATAGTCACGTCGGCCAGTGCACGCTGTATTTCGTCCTGCGAGTGTGCGAAAGGCTCCAGCTTCGTCCAGCTCTGCCCCGGAAACTGAATTGAGTTGAACCAGCGGGAGGTAAAGGCGCCGTAAGTTCGCCCGAGGCGCTGCCCCTGATCCACAAACCACGCCTGCCCCCACAAATCAACCAGGCCATTCGGCGCTGGTGTACCGGTGAGATTCATCCAGCGCCGGACATACTTATGCGCCACCTTGCCCAGCGCCGCCGCGCGCTTACCGCCCCCGCGCAGCCGGAAGGATTTCAGTCGGGTGCTTTCGTCGGGGATGACGGTACCGAACGGCCAGCGGCCGCCCAGCTCTTCGACCAGCCAGACCAGATTGTCGTAGTTGATGGTAAACACGCTGGCGTTACTGTTCGCCAGCGCCGCCGCGCGCGCTTTGGCATTACCGACAATCGGCTGCACCTCGATATTGCGCAGATGCCCCCATTTAACCGCTTCATCCGGCCAGGTGCTGGCCGCCACGCGCAGCGGCGCGAGAACCAGCGCGGGCTGAGTCTCCGCTCCCGCTATAAAGAGATCTTCCAGCGTGGTGAGCGTCGCCACGGTTTTACCCATACCCATGCCTGCCCAGATGTTGCAGCGCAAGGTGTCTATTTCGTGGTTGATGATGAGGTCTTGATAAGGGCGGGGTGAAAACATAGCATAGGCCATGTTATTGTGTCCTCATAAGTGAATTTAAGTAGCAACGGTTTGATTAACTTTAATTATTGTCTTAAAAAGGAACGGTTATGACGTCAAATAGCACTGATATTCAGCAAGAAGAAAATATAATAGATAAGCTAGTGGTTAAATATGATGGGCCAGCGCTAGCAGATCATAAAATAGATTTGGATGTTTTAACTGAGTCATTAAATGGTCTAAATAGCCTGCTGAAAGAAGTTAATTTGGTTGTCAATGGTACTAGCGAGAATATTAATGTTGAAGTTGAGCCATTCAGAGAAGGCTCATTCGAATATTTGATTGATATTATTCAAAATCCGCTTGATCACTTGAATATTCTGAGCATTATTGGTATCGGAGGCACAGCCGCGCTTGCCGCAGGAAATACTCTTATTGACCTAATTCGTCAAATTAATGGTAGGCAAATACGGCGGTTGACTTTAACTGCGGAAGGAGATTGTAAAATAATTATGGATGATGGTGAGGAAATTATAGCTCCTTCCTATTTCCGACCTTTACTTGCTTCCCCGAGCATACGTAAATCGTTATCGAAGTTAATACATAACCCTTTGCAAAAGGAGGGGTATGAATCGCTTAAGATTTCAACCCAGCAAGGGGTGGAGTTAGTTAATGTACATGAAGATGGTATTGAACCTTTCAGATATCGGCGTGTTCCTGTCGAGCAATCCTTGTCTGAGAGGGTGATTGAAGAGGCCCCAATCACATTTCTGACCATCCATAAGGACAAAAACACTGGCTGGCGAGTCAACTATGACGATGAAACCATCAGCGTATCTATAGAGGATAATGAGTTCTTGCAACGTGTTAGTACTGGAAGAGAGCCCGGTGTTTTTAGCGATGCCTACTACGTTGATTTGCTCATTCGTGAAAACTTGAATTCACTGGACAAAACGTACATAGTTGTTACAGTACACGGCATCTTATAGCAGGCTAACATGGGGAGGGGCTATGATTGCTTTTGCTTTCTGGCTGGCTTTTTTTAGCCTTCTTCCTGTATTGTATTGGGTTTTCAAGATGATGTTTGATAGGTTACGCTTTGCGCTTACATCTAAGCACCATCTTGTACTTGAATACATCGACACGGAAGGAACTGTTCGTCGGGATGTAGTCGATGTTTCTTCTGACGACGAATTTTACAAAATTGCGATGACTGCTATTCGTGCTGGAAGAACAATCAAAGGAGGTGCGTTTGAGTAGCGCCTCTAAGCCAGATAGTTACGAAAAAGTTCCTCTGCTCTCAAATGTAGCTGCTGGCGGTGTCACAGGGCTTTTGACCATACTTGTTGCCTCGTGGGATGGGCATATCCCACATATCGATTCTGATTTAAATTCAATTAAGCCTTTTCTTTTATTAGCACTTCCTAGTTGTGCTATGTTTTTGGCTCACTGGATAAAATCGATAGGGTTTAAATGGTCACTAGGCAGTGTTAATCGACAGTTGTTAAGTATTAACAAGAAAAAAGAAAAAGAGCTTCGTCGTGATATTGAAAAATATAAAAATGTGATCTCCGAAGATAAAATAAACGACTTTAAAAATCAACTTGAACAAGTATTGCAAGACCGTCATGATATTATTTCTAATAACTATGAACAAAAGTTAAAAGAAAGGAATTATACGCAAGAAAAATATCATGAGCATCAGCAAACTGCCGCAAATGATAATTCTGAACTTCAAGGTATGCTTGAGAACCAGAAGCAGAACCAAAAAGTCACTGATTAAATTATAATATCCCCTCCAGATTTTTGCTATCCAGTACCACCACGGTAAAGCCCAGCGCGCGTAGCCGTTCGTGCTCGCGCAGCTGGTCGGGGCGTGGTGGTTTGCCGGGTGCTTTGCATTCAACGAAAACGAGGCGACCGCCGGGGAGCAGGACAATGCGATCCGGTACCGAGCGGCGACCGGGTGACACGAACTTAAAGGCCAACCCGCCAGCCTTTTTCACTTCGGCGACGAGGTGCTTTTCGATAAGGCTTTCACGTTCGTAAGCCATTATTTTTCGCCTTCCTGTTTTTTGCGTTTCTTCATGCAGGTAGCGCAGTTCTCAGGGTGTTCATGCCATTCATCAATCCTGATGCCGGTGAACATCCATTTACCGCATAGCGATATGGCTTCCCCTGAATTAAAGAAATGCGCTTTTTTCGACAGGGCGGGAAAACCCCACCCTTTATTATCGATGTTAGGCATCGTCCACCGCCTTACGCTTTTCGCGCATGCTCTGCATCAGGCAAAAATCAGCCCGGCGCTCGCTCCAGTCCTGATTAAGTTCGTTACGTGATTCGCGGTTTGCTTTGGCCCAGACCTTCGCCGCCAGGTCGTATTCACCGGACTGCTCAAGGCGCAAAGCCTCCCGCGCAGTCCGGTAGTACAGCGGACTGTCCCGATATTTAAATGACATAGGGGTTACCTCAAGTAAAAAGCCCTGCATTTGCAGGGCTTTTTACTTTTTAGGAAAATGATTGATTAAGATGAAGCGTTCGCTATTTGAGCTTCATTAAATGTGAAACCGGCCTGTTTAAGGCGCTGGATTAAGCGAGGTACAGTTTCTCGAACATGATCATTAAAGTTGAGATAAAGAATACCCGCAGCATCAGAAGGCTGTTCAAGGTGTTGCTTCTGCAAGATGACCACGTTACTGCGGCCGAGTGATGATAACAACATCCCCATTTCTAGAACTACGTTTTGACGAGCCCTGGGCAGGGCTGCTTCTTGACCGTCTCTTTTGGAGTATCCCACATCATCGGGAGTGAGAAGAACAATGCCGAAACGAGTCGCTGTCTGCCCTTGACCAATTTCACGCTCAAGTTCTTCAATTATCGTAAGTCCAGTACCACCTGTATTCTGCAAAATAAAATGATCAGGTAACCCAAGCTTATGAAGAATGAGCTCAAGCTGCTCTTTTGCTGCATGGTCGTGACCGTGAACGATGAAAATCTTTTTGGCTGGCTCTTGAACCAGGGCTGGCTGAACTCGTTGAGCTGGCGCATTACCCAAGTGTTCATTAATAATGGCTTCAACCTCTGGTTTTGCCGCTTGTGATCCTTGAATCAAAATCGTTCCGGTGTGGTAAAGCGTTATGATGGCACCATTACTTAAACGATAACAATCATGACCGGCTTTGTTTTCTTCTCCGGTAACATCAAATCCGGATTCGACTAAAAATTGACGAAAAGTTTCGACAGGGTGTGGGTATTTGAGAGCCATTTCATTGAGATCCTGCATCATTATTTTCCTATAAAATAAGCAATATTTAGCAAAGCAGCAATGACAGCGATCAGCTAATCCTTACGGTAGTGGTACGCCTCGAAGCCGCCAGCGTTCAGCGGGATATCGGGCGCCCATTCGGGGTTAGTGGAGAGCAGCGCGGAAAGCGCCGTATCGTTAAAATCGTCTGTGTCCGGCGCTTCGGTGATCACCTCATCGTGTACCGTCAGCACAATGCTGTAACCGGCATCCTCGATCAGCGGCATGTTTCCGGCCAGAACGTCGCGGGCGGCCGCCTGAGTGACGTTTTCCACCAGCTTTCCGCCGTAGGTTTTGAGCCGCTGCCATTTGCGCGAGTAGGAGTTAACGCCCTGATAGGTGATATTCCCCTTCTCGATGGACGGGGATGGGTAGCAGAGTGCGCGCCCGGATGGTAGCTGTATGCGCAGCCACGCGCCATCGCGGCGGATTTTAAGATAGCCGCAATACAATGTTTTTTGCGGTGTGGCGATTGCAGTGCGGACGGTGCGCTCCAGTTCGTACCAGAAATCGCAGGTCGCCGGGTGCGCCCTGCGCCAGAGACGTTTAAGTGAGTCGCAGGCGATAAATACCCGTTCAGAAAGCCCGTAGGTTGACTTACGTTTAACCGATTCGCCGTACCAGCTTTTCGCCTCGCGGATAACATCGCGGGGAATGTTTGGCAGTGCAGCGTTTGCCAGCTCGTCGAGATCGAGACCGTAAACCAGTGCAAAAGTGATGAAGGCCGACACACCACCACCATAACCCAGACCGAGTTCCATGACTTTACCGATCTGACGCATGTGTTTATCAACATCATCTGGTGCAATATCAAAAGCTTTTGCATACGCCAGTTTATATAAGTCCGGACCCGTTCCGGCGTCGTACTCTCTGAATGCATTCAGTTTCCATTCTTCTCCTGCCAGCCATGACAGCATACGGCCTTCAATGTTCGACAAGTCACTTACCACCAGTTTTTTGCCTGTTGGCGCGATAATGCAGCCACGTAACGCTGAACTGGTTAGTTCCATGATATTGTCAAACAGCAGGTCTGCACATCCGGCTTTCAGTGCTTCGATGCCTTCGTCTATTTGTTCCTGTTTTAGTGAAGGGCGGGGAAGGTTCTGGGGCTGGAATAGCCGTCCGGCCCAGCGCCCGGTACGCGACGCCCCGCAGAACTGTAGCGTACCGCGTAAGCGCCCGTCGTGGCTTACGCCTTTCATTAGTGCCTTGTATTTACTGGTGCTGGTAGTACTGGCTTGCAGGCGGATAGCCAGCAGTTCTTTCACGGCAGATGGTAAATCGGGGTCGGCTATACGACGTTCTAGGGTACTGCGTTGCATGTCTGGTAGCTCCACACCGTAGGATTCAACGATGTGCTTAATCAACGCGTCCCGTTGTGTGGCTGCCTGCACTTCGCCATCAGTCATTTCCTGTGTACGCTTTGCCAGGCGCTTTTGCTCCTGGTCTACCGCTTCGATCGCAGCGCGCGCGAGTTGCATGTCCATGCAGACGCCCCGGTCGTTGATCTGCTGATCACGATGCCAGAGCGCCAGCTCTGTCCCCTGATAATTCCACTTCGGCAGACGTTTATAGACTTCGCGCATTGCCTCGATATCCAGTCCGGCGTAAGCAACAAAGCGCCGCCATTCTTCCGGGTGGGTTTTACTGGTGGCCCGACGCAGTTTGCTGTTTTTCGGGCGTGGCTTACAGAACAGCTGGATCAGCGCTTTACCTTCTTTGTCCTTCGCTTTGTCTTGCGGGACGCCTAGTACTTCGCAGAGTTCCCCCAGAGACCCCGGGAGACCGTGCGCCAGCGCCTGCACCATCGTGTCACGCCAACGTTCGACTGGCGGTGCCAGTCGCGGCATTACATAACGCAGAACGGTGCGGTCGAAGTGAGAGTTATGGAAATAAAGCAGGGTTTCAGAGGCTGCGATTGCTTCGTATAATTCGTGTGGAATACCGCCACCAGCAGTGATATCCCATACGTTTACTGGCCCGTCGTTGATAGCCCATGCGAACAGCATCACTTCAACGCCTTCGGCATACGCATGGGTGCCGTTCGTAATAGGGATTTCGCAATAGGTTTCCAGGTCGCCCCATAGTATATTGGACATGGTATTTATTCCGAAGGGTTAGTTGTATGGAAATAAAAGATGTTATTGCACTTGTCGGACTCATAATCCCAGGTATAACCGCAGCAGTGGGTGTTTATAAATTATTGAATGATGTTAGTTGGTTTTTGTCGAAAACAACAAAATTCTCACATATTCTTGAAAATTATCGGGAGTATATTGATCCTTCTGAGTTAGAGTTTATGAAGGCAGAAATAAAAAGAGAAATCAAAAAAAGCATCTTGGGTATGGTTAATTTGAAACTTAGGCCGTTAATTCTTTATATAAGAACGTATTCTGAATTAGATATGCCATCTTGGCGGTGGTGGTTCTTAGCACCTCATATTCAATGTAAATATGATAGATTTTTTATACGTTATAAAGGTAAATATAAACGATATCGCTTGTATTCTAAAATTGCAGCTATTTTTTATTTGGTGTATGGCCTAATATTTCTGTGTTTGTTGCTAAATAAGGGTACTGTTTATATGGTTCTTGGCGTTGTTGTAATGTTGTTTTGTTTGTTTACGGTTTTTATGTTCTGGACTCTTTTCCCGGGGCGAGAAGTTATAAATAAGTATAATTTACAGCTATTGAAAGTAGATGCAAGTAAGTATCAGGTCAAATGATATTATCGACCTGATACATTGATGCTTTAAATCAGTGCTTCAGCATCAGCACCTTCGCTGATATCGTCGAAATCGTCAGCGCTTGCCACTCCGCCGCCAGCGAATGCATCGCCGTCTCGCAGGAACTGGACTCCGCCGAGTGAGGCATTAATGCGTTTACCGAAATTATTGTCCTGTGCCCAGATATCGATAACGGCGTTTACATAGCACCCTGCATAGGGACGTCCATCAGCCTGAATTAGTGGCGAACGATCGCGATCAAGAACAGCTGGGCGCGCTTTGTTAGCAGCGTTCAGGAAGAAATTGCCGGGAAAGCCTTCATACTCTGCTTTTTCATCACCATCATGCAGGCACAGATTGAGTTTTTTCTCCAGCTGGTTATAAATGGACTCCCACTTCTCCCCCCATTTTTCCTTCGCTACCTGCTTCATAGCTTTACGGATTTCTTCCAGTTGTGGGTGTTTGGGAGACATTAAAAATACTGCGGAGAAACGTGGATCGCCTTCGCCGTTTACTGTTTTAGCTTCAAACAGAGACGGGAAGGCCAGACGAACATTGTTCAGCTTCAGTTTCATGGGTATTTCCTTAAATCAGATGAGGTCTGCGGTTAGCGTATCGTCGGATACGTCGTCGAAATCATTTATAAGGTTGATATTGAGTGCGGGGCGTGGGTCTGACTCGGGAACGACGGTGGGTTTACCATCAGCTCGTGTTATCAGTGCCTCGACTTTTGACCAACGGCGCGGACTGGCCTTTTTGATAAGTTTTTCGGCTTTTGTGGGACTAATAAGTTTAAAGTCGAATACTTCTTCAGTTTTGTACCTGAACTGGTCCTTCAGAAGTGCGCGAGCTGCCTCTTCATCACTCCAGGCCCGGTTACCTTGTTTTCCTGTTACCAGTTTAAACCCCGGTACCGGATGTCCGGCATTGAGTTCATTGTGAACCCGGTCCCGTACTGCCTTTAGCCAGGATTCAATAAAGTCGGCCTGACTATAGATCTCCGCAAGCTGCTCAATGGTTAACAGAGGTACTCGTGCGCTGGCATTGGTGATTATTTCGCTGACAGGCTTTGTCAGATCTTCAAAGTCGCTGGCCGCTGTTTGTAAATGCTGCATTTTCTGGGCAGTGCAAATAGCTTTTGCTTTACAGAAGCGGCACTGTTTTTCTCCAGGTATGAAGTTTTCCAGCGGTAGTGTCTCAATGCCTTCGCATTCAGCAATATTGAGAACAAGGATCGCACTGGTTGCGGCCTCCTGTGCCCGTTCACCGAAAGACTGAAGTTCCTGTACGGTTAACGACCATTCTGAAACGTGGTTGAGCCTTGGCTGGTGAATAAATAATCTTACAGTCTCAAAGTCATACAGCATGCTGAATTGTTCGAGCGCACCCAGAGCATACAGTTGTAGTTGCTCATTTTGTTCTGCATCAATGCGGACGCCTTTGCCATATTTCAGGTCGTGGATTTGTAATTCGTTACCAGCGATGATTATGCCGTCGGCAGTTCCGAAAGATTCTTCCGCACCCGTTATATGTGAGAAATCAACACGTTGTTCAACCAATAGTTCATTATTCTGTGCAAGAGTCCAGACCGTATCAACATACCGGCCAACGGCTTCGACCATTTCATCATCCACCTGTGGGCCAGATGTATCATCAGGATTTTCGCGAAGGGGGTATGAGCCGAGAAACATAGAAACATTGCATCCGGCGTAGTGTTCCGGGTGGCTTTGCCTGTTTCGTAGAACTTTTTCAGCAAGCGCGTGCGCTGCAGTGCCCTCGATTGCAAAAGTTGTTTCTTTATCTGGTTGTGTGGCCTCCAGCGCCAGACTTCCTGGGCAGCGCATCCATCGATGCGCTGATGATGGAGAAAGTTGTGCATGAACGTCTGGCATGATTAACCCTCCAGTGCTTTTTCAGCCAGGGTGATTACTTCAGCGAGATTTTCATCCGTTACTTCACCAAGTTTCCTGGCTCCCTGTTTTTCCAGAATTGCAATAGCTTCTGCCCGGTAACCCCCTTTTGCTAACTGGAGGATCAACCCTTCAGCTTGTTTGCGTAGTGCCGCGAAATCAATTGTATGGTCATCTTTGGCGTCATTATTCTGGCTGGAATTTGCTGCGTCTCTGCGTGCAAATTCTTCCTGCAGCTGAAGGTACTCAACACGGTTGATCTCGATATGGCCTTTTTTCAGCATCTCGTTCAACTTGCGTAAGGTGTGGAGTTCACTGGCTGCTGTGCCGGATACATTTTTGACGTAAAACGACCCCGTGCGTTCTCCATCCTTGTTACTGGCCTTTTTCGGCTTAACTTCATCACGCCCATCCGCAGGTGCATCAAGTAGCTGCTCGGCAAAAGCACGTCGCTCGCCGATGGTTGGCAGGTCGTCCCAGAACTTAAGGATGTTACGGGACAGGTCCAGGAGAGCAGGTTTAAGCAGCGCCCTGGCTCGTTTGACGCCCTGCAATGCGCTGTCGAGAGCATCAATCTGAACAACTCGTTTATCGCCTTCAGCATCACGGTAGGCAACAGCACGTTGCAGCATGTCTTCTGTGATAGGGGTGGCTACCGGGTAGAAACCAGCCAGTGCGATAACGTCGCTGAACTCCAGATCATCCAGTGTCATTGCCGCTGACATATTTTCAGTTTCAGTTGCTGTATCCCGACATTCCTGCACTCGTGAAATCGTGTCAGGATGCATAACAATGCCTGATGCCATTGTGCGGATAAGACGTTCAAGCAGCGCATTATGTTGTGCCAGAAGTTGATTATTAAGTTCGAGACTGGTTTCTAAACTCATACTGTGGTCCTCGCTACAAGGAGAATGAAAGTGATGATCAGACCGAGCGCAGTGGCAACGGCCAGACAGGTCATCAAATCGAAGTTTTTACGGCGATAACGGAGAACATCGCGCCCCGTCAGTCGATGGAGGTATTCAGGTTTCATCGGTTGTATTCCTTTTTTCATATCGGGGAGCGCGCTGTTGCGAGTGCGCTTTCAGACATAAAAAAAGCCCGTCACTTGCGGCGGGCAAAGACTACACACAGCAATTACATGGAGGATTCAGAGGATTGTTATGGGTGAAGGACGACGGTATCCATTCGGTTAAAACAAGTATTGGTCGCAGAACCTGTATGTTTGTTAACTAGAGTCAGGCTAACGTTATGCTGGTCGCGGTCAGTTTTTTGGGTAACCTCCATTATCCGTTTTCCCCTGAATTCAATTTTGTCGCCGATAGCCAGGTCATTAACCAGTTTATATTTAGGCATCTTGTAATTCCTCATTTAGTTCACTTTGGTGGTTCGGCGGCTTCGACTTGTATTAATTAGACAGTGCTTCGCCAGTGGATTAGTAAAAGGCCAGAAGCCTTTGATTAATTCACTGCACGCCCCATCATCGGGGCGTTTCAATTTGCGTGACTTATCAGCTCGTCGCGGTGTTGTCCTCTACGCTTACCGTACGCATACGGACTCGGCGCTTACCTCGATCCCATCGGGTGCTATTTCGTTTTGCCAGGAGCACTGCGGCTTACCTGTCACGCGGTTCAGTTTGTTAAAGAGCTGGTATTAAAAAACGCATTAATTATGCGGTACCGTATTTATATGCGTTATGGGATTTTGTGTCAATGCGAAAATGAATTATTTTGCAAATAAGAAAACCGCCCTTGTGGAGAGCGGTTTGATCAGAAGTAAGTTATCAGTCTGTAAAGGTTAGTACATGCGTAGCGCGGATTTGGCGATCCCCGCCACGTAATGGATTTTTTCAATGTTTTCGCGTGGTACTCTGACTGGTGGATGATCTTCATTTACAGACATTAGATGGAACAGGCCATCGCGTTCGAACAAGAAGGTTTTAACCATGACCTCACCGTCCCGGGTAACCACAAGTACTTCATCACCAGGAGTGTAGTCGTGGTTGGGTTCGACGATTACGAACTCACCCTCTTTGATTCTAGGCATCATTGAATCACCAACACATTTCAGGGCGTATGCATCTTCATCCTTTGTCGGCCAGTATATGAAACCATCACTGCTACCTACTGAATATTGGGTGTCGCTCCAAAGTCCTCCAACGCCTAGCTGAGTGTTTCCCAAAACAGGTACTTTATTAAACCTAAGAGAAATATACGTTTTTATACCTGTCGCGTCCTCTTTCTCCATTTCTTGAAGGCTCCTTTCTGCCAGGTCTATTGGTGACACGTGGAAGTAGTCGGCGATCTGCTTTAACGTTACGTATTTCGGATCTTTCACCTCTCCTGATACCAGCCTGTGTAGCGTTGGTTGGTTCAGCTGTAACCGACGTGCCAGCTCAGTTATCGAGCTTATCTTGGCTTTGTCCATCAGGTACTTGATGTTTTGAGAAAGGATATCGGTAGTATCAATCATTTGGATTCATCCATGTTGTATACAGGGACGGTGATTATGCGTTATCGGATATTTTAATCTAGGATGATATAGAATTGCTGTATTGCTGAATAATCCGTTTTCGTATAAATTTGCGCTATAGACGAAAGTGGAGACTTAAATATGTCCGGACTAACACCACAAGAGATGGTCAAAAGCTTGATTGATTCAGGGTATACCCAAAACCAAATTGCCGAAATTGCAGGCGTGAAGCAGTCTTCTATTAGTCGGCTTCTCACCGGGGTTCATTCTGACCCTCGCTTTTCTACAGTACGTGCGATAGAAAAGCTTTTTCAGGAAGTGACAGCTAGACAAAAGGCGTAACCCATGTCCGATAGCAAACCATGGGGAGCTACGCCTGATGAGTGGTTTCATTTCGACCTGGTATTGGGGAGAACTGATCATCTTCTCCCAGTTGTATGTAACCCCGGTGCGACCATATCACCTGATAGTAAACTGAAAGCGTTGGGTAAGACGCCGAGTCGCTATAACCGGGACCGCCAGGTCACCGGTATTGCTCAATGGACCGGGCATGTTGTTACTGAGCATGATTTTGCCCGCTGGTCGAATGAACCGGATTATGGCATCTGCGTGCGTACAGGCCATGGCTGGCTGGCGCTGGACTGTGATAGCGAAGATGAAGACATTCAGGCAGATATTCGCAAAACGCTTGTGCAACTTCTGGGTGAGTTGCCGCCGCGACGCTGGCGAGCAAACAGTAATAAGTGTCTGTATCTGCTGGCCGTTGATGGTGATTTCCGTAAGCGTATCCATCGCCTGGCGGGGGATATGGGCATTATCGAGTTGCTGGCGAACGGGCAGCAGTTCGTTGCCTGCGGTACGCACAGCAGCGGCGCGCGTATTGAATGGGACGGCGGTTTGCCGGATGAACCTCCGGCTATTACTGGTGAGCAGCTTGAAACGCTGTGGCAGCGCCTGGCTGAACAACTCCCTGTGTCGGTAACCACCGAAGCGGGCAACACGAAGATGCGCGACCGATCAGCATTCACGCCCGGCGCGACGGATGATACAGCTGAATATCTTGATGCCAATGGCTGGACGCTGCTGGATGGCGCAAATGGTGAACGATATATCCGCTGTCCGTTTGAAGACGGCCACAGTAGCGGGGGCGATCCAACAAGCACAGTTTATTTTCCTGCGGGAACCGCGGGCTTTGAGCAGGGGCATTTTAAATGCCTGCATGCCAGTTGTGCGCATCGCGACGACGGCGATTTCCTTAATGCCATCGGGATCCGCAACGACGATTTCGAAGACCTTACCAGCACCGAAGTGACCGAGCCGTTACCGCTGCCGGCGTTCGAGCGCGATAAGTGGGGCCGCATCGAGGCCACCATCAGCAACGCGGCCAAAGCCGTTGTGCGTCCTGACTTCGTGGATATCGATATTCGCTTCGACCAGTTCCGTGACGAAATCATGTTCGCCCCGGCGGGCTCCGGCCAGTGGCAGGCGTTTACTGATGCGGATTATGCGCGCCTGCGCATCACGATGGAAAAGCGGGGATTTAAACCTGTTGGTCGTGAACTTATTCGCGATGTGGTGTTACTTGCAGCCGATGAACAACCATTCGATTCAGCGATCACCTGGCTGAACGGACTGGAGTGGGATGGCGTGCCGCGCATCGAATGTTTCTACCATACGCACTTCGGTACTGCCGACACGCCTTATACCCGTGCGGTGTCTATGTACATGTGGACCGCGTTGGCGGGGCGAGTACTGGAGCCAGGCATCAAAGCGGATATGGTGCCGATCCTCGTTGGTCCGCAGGGCTGCGGTAAGTCTTCCGGAGTGGAGGCACTGAGCCCTGATCCTGCGTTTTTTACTGAAATCTCTTTTGCCGAAAAAGACGATGATCTCGCTCGAAAAATGCGTGGTCGGCTGGTGGCAGAGATTGGTGAACTGCGCGGACTTAATACCAAAGAGCTGGAGTCAATCAAAGCGTTTGTGACGCGTACTCACGAAAACTGGATCCCGAAATACCGGGAGTTTGCCACCCAGTTTCCTCGTCGCCTGGTGTTCGTTGGTACCACCAATGAGGACGAATTCCTTGCGGACAAGACTGGTAACCGTCGCTGGCTCCCCGTGGAAGTGTCGAAAGTCGACGTGAAAGCGATAAAAAGAGATCTCCTTTTACTTTGGGCTGAGGCTCGTGAGGTGTTTCAGCGTCTGGGGGGTATCCAGTTCCGTGAGGCTGAACAACTGGCAGCGAGTGTCCATGAACAGTACACCATCAAGGATGCTTGGCTTGAAACGGTAGAGAAATGGCTCGACACGCCCGACCTGATGACTAATGAACTTCCGCGAAATTGCGAATTTTTACGCGCAAGTGATGTTTTGCGTGATGCGATTGGGCTAAATCCTGACCGCATCGGAAAACGCGAAGAAATGCGAATTAGTAATGTTTTGCAAAATTGCGGGTATAAGCGTGCCCAAAGGCGAATTGGGGGGAAAAAATGCAAGGTTTGGGAACCGCTGGAACCACGCGGAACCACCTAAAAGAGAAGGTGGTTCCACCTTGCAGACCTTGTGGCAAGCGGGGCGGAACCACTGGAACCACTGGAACCGCCTTTCTACTAGAAACCCCATATATATATATAAGTCGATTGAGGGAAAGGTTAGGAAAAGGTGGTTCCAGGTGGGGGCAGGTGGTTCCACTCCGCATTAGCAACTTTTTGCATGTTGATACATGCAATATGCGAATCGGAACTGCGTTATCCACACCCACGGATAAACAGACGTAGTTCTCAGAAAATTTTTTCGTAGCAAAACGTAGAGGTCAGAGCTATGCGTAATATTCAACAGGTTTTAGAGCGCTGGGGAGGCTGGGCAGCGAGTGAAGGTGGTAGCGTCTACTTTCCTCCTGTTGCAGCCGGGTTTAAGAATCTGCTACCCGCGACGCAGTCTGGAAGGCTGAAATGCAGTGACAATGACGGTCTTATCATCAGCTCCGCTATGAGCTGCCTGAAGAAAAAAGATCCGTATCTGTGCACGCTCCTTGAGTGGCATTACGTCCAGGCCATGCCCGTGCGGGCGATGGGTGAGAAGCTCGGCGTATCTCACACCCACGTTCTGAAGAGGCTTCAGGCGGCAGAGGGATTTATTGACGGTTGCTTAGCCATGCTGGATGTGGTGCTCGAAATGGATCAGTCGGTTCAGTCAAAGCCTCAGGCTATCAGGACTTTGCGTAGGAGCTGCTCGGCGGCATAATATCCAGCAATCAATCACGTAAGGGAACTAGATGGCTCTGATCAGCGTTCGCAACAGATTTGAAAGTTTCATGGAACAGAGGTACCCAGACCTGTCGTTGCAGGTCAAAGGTAATATTGGCGCATCAATGAAGGCTCAACTTGGCATCAGGATTGAACGAGAATTGTACAGTGAAGATGTTACTTACTGTGATTCAGCAGTTCAGTTGATGTGGACACTCTTTCAGGCAGGTGTTCTGGCCGAACGAAGAGCTACCAGCGTTACGCTTCCTGCGCTGAAGGCAAAGCCGGATAGCTTCTACGATGCGGGTTATAACGAAGGTATTCAGGACTGTCGTAAACATCTGACGGCATCAGGCATCAAGGTAAGATAAAAAATAGTTGTGGAATTCCAAAAAGCCGATTAGCCTGATATCTGTTGAAAACAGTTCATCACGAAGAGGCTTCCGCAAGGGGGCCTTTTTTATTGCCCCATTCTGAGGAAAAGTTAATAAAACAGGGCTTTCGCTGCGAAAAAACGCTATGCAGTTTTTGCCCTTTTTTATGCACCTTTTATTCACTCGAATTTCGCCATTCTGGACCACTTAAGTTGATTAAATAGGCCTTTCATCGCAAATCTATTGCGAGCGGTGATCGTGTGGTTCCTATAACGTACATTATGTTAAATAACCTTCTTTTTTAACAAATTTAACAAGGTTCGCTATGGCGAACTTTTTTTTGTATTCAGGGCCCACCGAAGGACGGCTCATAACCCAATCCTACGGGCGTATACGCAGGGCCCGCCTTTCAACAACACCCCGTAATGGCGGAGGTGGGAAGTATGAAAATGCACAATGCTCCTCATTCCTGGCCTGACTTACTGGAACTCTTACAAAGTTGGTGGCGTGGAGATACGCCGTTGGGCGCAGTGGTTATGTCGATTGTTATGGCTGGTTTGCGCATTGCCTATTTTGGCGGTGGCGGCGGCTGGAAACGAAAAACGCTTGAGATTTTGCTCTGCGGCGCACTGACGCTGACCTTTGCATCCGCTCTTGAGTATGTCGGATGGCCTAAATCGCTTTCTGTTGCCATTGGTGGTGGCGTGGGGCTGATCGGTGTCGATGCTATTCGTGGGGCTGCAATGCGAGTAATCGGTAACAAATTTGGTAGCTCGAAGGAGTAATTTATGCAGGTACTAAATCCCCAGCGTAAAGCTTTCCTTGATATGGTGGCATGGTCAGAAGGAACGGATAACGGGCGACAACCGACACGTAACCACGGTTATGATGTTATTGTTGGTGGCGAACTGTTCACTGATTACTCCGATCACCCTCGCAAACTTGTCACGCTAAACTCTAAACTCAAATCAACAGCCGCCGGACGTTACCAGATTCTTTCCCGTTGGTGGGATGCCTACCGCAAGCAGCTTGGCCTGAAAGATTTTTCGCCAGAAAGTCAGGACTCTGTGGCGCTGCAGCAGATTAAAGAGCGTGGCGCTTTACCGATGATTGACCGCGGCGATATTCGTCAGGCAATCGACCGTTGCAGCAATATCTGGGCGTCGTTACCTGGTGCAGGTTACGGTCAGTATGAACATAAAATCGGTGACCTGATTTCCAGGTTTAAAGATGCTGGTGGGGTGGTAAATGAAGCTGACTTATAAGATTGTCATCGCGGCATTTTTCTTCACTGCCTTTGGGGCGCTCGTCTGGCTTGCAAACCATTACCATAGCAAGTATCAGGCAGAAAAGTTGCGGGCTGATAAAGCGGAAGGTGAAGCTGAATATCAAGGGAAAGTGATAGCTAATCAGGCATTCAACTTCAATCGTTTTAACCAGATAGCAGAAAACGCAAGCCGATTAAATTCTCTGGTCGACATCGGTCACGAGAAGACAGTCATCAAATACCGTGAGGTTCTGCTCCGTGAAAAGAACTGTGATTTCCCTGTTCCTGCTGATATTGCTGTCGGGTTGCTCAACTACGCGAACCGTTTACGCGCCAGCTCAGTGCACGCCGATTCCGGGTACATTGACCCAGCCGGTGATCGTGCCACTACCACCAGAACGTTGACATATTGCCAGGCTGTTCTGTGGATTAACCCATTGTTGGCAGCCATCGAGAAGGCGAATAACCAGTTGGCTGGTGTCCGACAAATAGAACAATCCCGGTAATAGCATTACAGAAGCTCTTCTTGGAGGGGCTTCGATAATGACCTGATAACTGGAAAATAAAATGACTAAGAAGCTGAAAGCAAAACACGAGGTGTTTTGTCGCGAGTTTCTTGTCGATCTTAATGCTACACAAGCAGCTATTCGCGCAGGCTACGCCTCCAGGCGAGCACATGTTACGGGGGCTGAACTATACGGTAAACCTGAGATACGCGCCCGCATCAACGAGCTAAAGCAGGAGCGTATTGATCAACTGGGCATTGATGCGAATTATGTGCTGATGCGACTGGTTGAGATCGACAGGCTCGATGTGGCTGACATCCTGGAGGACGATTTAAGTATTAAGCCTCTGTCTGCGTGGCCGGAATCGTGGCGTCGGTACCTGAGTGGATTTAACCTCGCTGAAATGTTTGAGGGGCGAGGAGATGACAGAGAAATGGTCGGGATCCTTAAAAAGATTAAGTGGCCTGATAAGGTTAAAAACCTTGAGTTGCTTGGGCGTCATGTTTCTGTTCAGGCGTTTAAAGACAACGTCAAAAATGAAGTGACTGGCGCTGATGGAGGACCAGTCAGAACAGAAATTACCAACTTAACGCCGGAGCAGGCTGCAGAGGCGTATAGAAAAATAATGGGCTAAGTATGCCGTTACCATTCCCCTTCGATTTTAAACATCCTGATTACCAGATGGTTTTTGAATGGCGGATGGAACGCCTACAGCGCATTCGCCAGAATCCTGAAATATTGCCTGCACTAAAACAGTTTTACCGAACTAATCCGGCTCAGTTCATCATCGACTGGGGCATGACAACGGACCCGCGTAATATTGATTATGGCCTGCCGGTGACCATTCCGTTTTTACTCTTCCCTAAGCAGGAGGAGTGGATCCACTGGATTATGGAACGCTGGAGCAATCGGGAGAATGGTATTACCGAAAAATCCCGTGAAATGGGGCTCAGTTGGACCGCGATCGGACTGGCCTGCTCGCTTTGTCTCTTCAACAAAGAAATGGTTATCGGTTTCGGCTCCCGTAAAGAGGAATACGTCGACAGCACTGGTGACCCGAAAGCATTGTTCTGGAAGGCGCGCAAGTTCGTGGAAACGCTACCTGTAGAGTTTCGCGGTTCGTGGAGCGAGAAGAAGCACGCGCCATATATGCGTGTTGAGTTTCCTGAAACTGGTGCCGTTATCAAAGGCGAGGCTGGCGATAATATTGGTCGTGGTGACCGTACCACGCTTTATCTGGTTGATGAGGCTGCATTCCTTCAGCGTCCTCTGCTGATTGATGCGGCGTTGTCACAAACGACGCGTTGCCGTATCGACCTGAGTTCAGTTAACGGCATGGCTAACCCGTTCGCTCAGAAGCGTCATGGCGGGAAGATACCGGTATTCACATTCCACTGGCGGGATGATCCTCGCAAGGATGAAGAGTGGTATCGCAGGGAATGCGAGAAAATCGATAATCCGGTGGTGGTGGCACAGGAACTTGATCTGAACTACAGCGCATCAGCGGAAGGCGTCCTGATTCCATCCGAATGGGTACAGGCTGCCGTTGATGCACATATCAAACTGGGTATCCAGCCAACAGGCAAACGACTTGGCGCGATGGATGTCGCCGACGAAGGCAGGGACAAAAATGCCTTTTCCACCCGTCATGGCTTCCTCCTGGAAAATGTGCGGGAATGGTCCGGTGTGGGCAGCGACATTTATCAGTCAGTTGAGAAGGTTTTCGGTTTTTGCGAACAGGACAACCTCGACGAGTTTCGCTTTGACGAGGACGGGCTGGGCGCTGGCGTTCGCGGCGATGCGCGCGCTATCAACGAACTGCGTAACGCTGCGCGTCGACCGTCAATACTCGCCACACCGTTTCGAGGTAGTGGCGCGGTATTTGATCCGGATGATGAAGCTGTTCGCGGGGACAACGGGCAAGCCGCACGTCTGAACAAGGACTTCTTCGCTAACGCCAAAGCCCAGAGCTGGTGGCGGTTACGTAAACTTTTTCAGAATACCTGGCGCGCCGTGGTTGAAGGTATGGCTTACAACCCGGACGAGATCATCTCAATCAGCAGTAGCATGGCACTCAAAGATAAACTCATCATCGAGCTTTCGCAGCCGACCTATTCCATTAATGGTGTGGGAAAAATCGTTATTGATAAACAGCCTGATGGGACCCGGTCGCCAAATCTTGCCGACTCGGTGATGATCAACTATGCCCCAATGAATTCAGCCCTGAACATCTGGGAGTTGCTAGGGAGACAGGCCTGATGGCACGAAACAAACAAGCCCTGCGGCGAACTGCGCAGGCCACAGCTGATGGTTATGAGAATTTTATCGCCCGCGTAGGGATGCAGACACCTAACCAGCACTCAGCATCCACCTACCGGGCTAATTTCACCAGTCGTAACCGCATGCTGGTGGAATGGTCCTATCGTTCATCCTGGATCATCGGCGAAGCAGTCGATGCTATCCCGGATGATATGACCCGCAAAGGCATTCGCATCACTTCGGAAATTGATGCAAAAGATCGTGGCATTCTCGAATCACAACTGGATGAGTTGCAAATCTGGGATGCGCTGAATGACGTGCTGAAATGGTCGCGCCTCTACGGCGGCGCGGTGGGTTTCATCATGATTGAGGGGCAGGCACCAATGACCCCGCTGCGACCCGAAACCATCGGTAAGGGCAAGTTTAAGGGGATTCTCCCGCTCGACCGCTGGATGATTGACCCGGTACTGACCCGCCGCATTAAAGATATGGGGCCGGACTTGGGTAAACCTGAGTTTTACGATGTGGTGACCACAGCAACGGGAATTCCTGCCTGGCGCATTCATCACAGTCGCCTGATTCGCTTTGATGGCGTCACGCTGCCATTTCAGCAGAAGATGACCGAGAACGAATGGGGAATGTCGGTTGTAGAGCGTATCTGGGATCGTCTTACCGCGTTCGACAGCGCTACTGTCGGTGCGGCGCAGCTGGTCTACAAGGCGCATCTGCGTACCTACAGCGTGGAGAAGCTACGTGAGCTTATCGCACTTGGTGGTCCTGCGTATGAAGCGTTGCTGAAGAATATCGACCTGATTCGACAGTTCCAGAGCAATGAAGGCATGACGCTCATGGACTCGCGGGATAAGTTTGAAACCCATCAGTACAGCTTCAGTGGTCTGGATGACATCCTTTCACAGTTTGCAGAACAGATTAGTGGCGCTGTTGGTATCCCACTGGTGCGGTTGTTCGGACAGTCCCCGAAGGGATTTTCTACCGGCGATGCAGACCTTGCCAACTATTACGACCGGGTAAGCTCGTTGCAGGAGAGGCGTTTACGTCTTCCGGTGCGGCGGATACTGGACATCATGCATCGTTCGGAACTTGGCAAGCCGCTCCCGGATGATTTCACGTTTGAGTTTAACCCGCTCTGGCAAATGTCTGATGTCGATCGTTCAACGGTGGCGTTAAATACCACCAACGCAATCAGTACAGCGCTGGGTGATGGTCTGATGACACTGAAAGCCGCTATGACTGATTTGCGCGAAAATTCTGACGTAACCGGCATCGGGGCATCCATTACCGACGAGGACATCGAGAATGCCGAAGATGAAGCGCCGCCCGGCATCGGCGAACCTGATGACGAACCGCAGGAACCGTCAGGCGGAAATCCGCTATCGAACCAGCCTACGCAGGATAGCGCGGGCGGTCGGAGACATCGTAAATGGTCGCTACGATGGTTCAAATGACAGTATCACGGAAATTATTGAGGCGCTGGAACGCTACAGTGAAATCATCACCCCATGGGCGACAAAGGTCGCGGAAAACTTTACTGCGGACCTGACCCGGCAGAACGAGAAAGTTTGGCGGCAACACAGCAAGAACATCAGTCGCGAGCTCCGCAATCTTGTGGAAAGCGCTCCTGTGGGCCAGGTGATGCAATCCATCATCGCCGAACAGGTCAAGTACATCAAATCGCTCCCCCTCGAGGCGGCTGACAGGGTGTACGACATCCAGAATCGGGCGACAGAAGCTGTTGTGACCGGCGGGAGAGCAGAACATTTTGCTAAAGAAATAGCCGCATCGGGTGATATAGCAAAGTCCAGAGCTGACCTGATTGCCCGTACTGAACTTGGACGTGCAACCGGCGCGCTGGATCAGGCGCGTGCGCTGTCAATTGGTTCGAATGGTTATATCTGGCGTACAGCCGAAGATGGTGACGTCAGGCATTCTCATCGGGAAATGGAAGGTAAATTTGTCGAATGGGGCAAACCTCCAACGCTTGATGGCATGACCGGTCACGCTGGCGAGCTCCCGAATTGTCGCTGTTATAAAGAAATCGTTTTTCCCACCTCCCATTCTTATCCCGCCTGAATCGCAGGTAACACATGAAATATTTTTTCAATACCCGGCTGGGGGAAACCCGCTATCAGCTGGCTGACGGCTCGTTGCTGTGCAAAGACGTGCCGATAGGACGAACAGGTAAGCAGCTCTATGGTGCTGATGACCTGCCAAAACTGAAACCCGATAAGTTCGGTGAAATAGTCGTCACGCGTTCTCCTGAGCAGGTATTCCATCCGGCCACGCTTGCCTCATTCGAAGGGATGAGCATCACGATCCTGCATCCTGAAGATGAAAACGGGAATGTGCGGCTGGTAAATCCCGAGAACTGGAAAGAGCTTGCTGTCGGGCACCTCCAGAATGTCCGGCGCGGGACGGGTGAGCAGTCTGATTTGATGCTGGCTGACCTTATCGTCAAAGACGAAAGCGCCATTCAGCTTATCGAAGATGGCCTGCGCGAAGTGTCGTGCGGCTATGACGCGGAGTATGAGCAGACCGAGCCAGGTAAAGCCGAGCAGGTCGATATTACCGGAAACCATGTGGCTCTTGTCCCTAAAGGCAGAGCCGGAAATCGTTGTGCAATTGGAGACAGAGACACAATGGCAAATCAAAAGAAAAGCTGGTGGACCCGCATGCGCACGGCCATCAAAACGGGTGACGCTGACACCATGAACGAACTGGTGGAGTCGGCTCCCGCATCGGTTACAGGAGATGAGGGGGATTTGCCGCAGGGCGTTAATCTCAACATCAACCTGTCCCCGCAGCAACCACTACCGGACAAAGCACCAGAGATGGGTGGAGGTCCAACCGGCGACAGTTATGATGACCTCAAAACATTACTGAAAGCCCTGCTGGCTAAGCTGGAAGGAAATGCCACGGGCGATAACGATAATAAGCCTGACGATAATCCGACCGGTGACGGCGAGGACGATGAAGAGGAAACCACGATTACTGGTGACTCAGCCTGGCGTGCCGAAGTTATCGTTCCGGGTATCGATCTGAGCCGTAAGATGAAACCGACCGCGTTCAAACGCGAGGTTCTGGCTTCTGCTGACAAAACGCTGGTTCGCCAGATCGTCGGAGATGCGGATATCCGCAAATTGCCGAAACAATCGGTCGACATGGCGTTTAATGCCGTGTCTGAGATTGCCAAAGGGCGAAACACCCGCGCTACCACCGGCGATGCACAGCGCCCAAACATGGGCATGACCAGTATCGCTTCCCTGAACAAACAAAACGCTGAATTCTGGGCAAACCGTAAAGGGTAAAAAATGAATAATGTATTTCTGTACCGGATGCCTGTTGGCATTGCCGGGGCTGTCTCTCGCCCGCAGGACTTAACCGTCGAACCGGTGGTCCTTAAATCCGATAACGCCTTCGCTGCCTATGGGCTGGCTGGTAAATACGATGATGACGGTTTTTTCGTGCCGCTGGCAGATGGTGATACCGCAGACAAGGTGAAGGGGATCTACGTGCGCCCTTATCCGACCACTTCGCAGCCGGACATGGTTCGCCAGGTGGGGAGTGGCAAGAACTTCCCGGGCGACGCCATGAAGCGTGGCTACGTGACTGTTAATCTCGGTTCTGATTTTGATGCCAGCACCATCAAAAAAGGCGACCCGGTATACGTTGTCGTCTCCACTGATGAATCCATCAAAGTGCCGCTGGGTGGATTCATGTCCACGTCAGTCAGTGGCAAAAATGTGGTGCTGACCAACGCTGAATTCACAGGTGCCGGTGATGCTGACGGCAATGCAGAAATTTCCTGGAAGATTTAAGGAACAGACGAATGATTACTTTTGATCAGGCAACCGTTGACAGCTCTGGTGCCTTTCTCATCGGGGAGCTGGAGCGACTCGACCAGACGCTGAACCTGCCACTGGTGGGGTACACCTGGACCCGCGATATTAAGTTGCGTGAAGATGTCTCTATCGCAGATGACATTTCCAGCTGGACGAATACCAGCTTCGCCGCTGCGGGTACTGGTGCAAATCCGAATGGCAAAAACTGGGTAGGCAAAGACTCAACCGCTATTGCTGGCGTAAACGTGGATACCGGCAAATCCGGTAACCCGCTGAACCTGTGGGGGATGGAACTTGGCTGGACGGTCATAGAATTGCAGGCTGCTCAGCAGGTCGGCCGCCCGATTGATACGCAGAAGTATGACGGTATGCAACTGAAATGGCAGATGGATAACGATGAACAGGTATATGTTGGCGATTCCGCATTAAACCTGAAAGGCCTTGTTACCCTGGACGGCGTGCCTGTCAACAACGCTGCCAAAACGTGGGCAACTTCAACACCGGACGAAATCCGCGCAAGCATTAACCAGGTGCTGTCTGATGCGTGGGCCGCTTCCGGTTACTCTGTGGTTCCGCGTGATTTGCTGATCCCGCCTGAGCAGTTTGCTCTGTTGTCCAGCATCATCGTTTCATCTGCGGGTAACCAGTCCCTGTTGACGTATCTTCAGACCAACACCATCAGCTATCACCAGAACGGTGTTCCGCTGAATATCCGCGCGGTTAAATGGCTGAAAGGCCGTGGTGTGGGGAAAAAGGATCGCATGGTTGCGTACACCAACGATAAAAAATACGTCCGCTACCCGCTGGTTCCGCTTCAGAGCGTGCCGGTGCAGTATCGCGGTCTGTATCAGATCGTCACTTACTACGGCAAGCTGGGTGCGGTTGAGCCAGTGTATAAAGAAACTCTGTCCTATGTGGACGGTATCTGATAACCAGAATGGCCCCGAAAGGGGCCTGAAGGAAACTGAAATGGCGAAAGAAAAACTGGTTACCATCCATGTTCACACCCCGTTTACGCTGACGCTCGGCGATCAGTCAAAACAGGAGTTTGGCCGGGGACGACATAACGTACCGGAAGAGGTCGCGTCGCACTGGTTCACCCAGGCGCACTCTGAAATTTCCGAAAGCGTGATTAGCGACACCGATGATCTGCAACCCATTATCGACGGCCTGCAAGCGCAGATTGCCGACAAAGATAAGCTGATTGCCGATTTGAAAGATGCATTGCTCAAACTGCAGGAGCAGAACGATAGCCTGCAGGCGCAGATTACTGCCGCCCGGACTGGCGGTAATGGGGCTAAAGATGCCAAAGAATCAAAGTCTGCCAGCGGTAAGTGATTTTCGCCGCGACTTCCCGCAGTTTGCTGACCCGGCAAAATATCCCGACGCCCAAATCGGGTTCCGTCTGAATCTGGCCGATGAACTGCTGAGCGAAAATGTCACCGGCAAAAAGTTGTTTCCGTACTTTGCCGGGTTGTTCGTTGCGCATTACATGACGCTCTGGGCGGCAGACAGCCGGGCTATTCTGGCTGGTGGTCCGGGCGGTTCAACCAATGGTGTTCAGTCCTCAAAGTCCGTTGATAAGGTAAGCGTCAGCTATGACACCAGCGCGACGCTGAATCCTGATGCAGGTTTCTGGAATAACACCCGATATGGCGCTGAATTTTATCAGTTGATCACGATGTTCGGTGCAGGTGGTCGCCAGCTATGAGTTTCAAAAGCGGTGTAACAACGAGGGTGGATAACGCTAAGGCCATTCTGGATGCGCTCAGGTCGTTAACCAAAAAAGATGTGCTGGTCGGCATCCCTTCGGAAGACAGCGAACGGGATGAGGTTCCGTTTGGTAATGCGGGCATCGGTTACCTCAACGAATACGGCTCACCAGAGCAGAACATCCCGCCACGACCTCACCTGGTCCCCGGCGTTAAATCGGCAGAAGAGCAGACGGTGCCGCAGCTCAAAGCCGCGGCGCAGGCTGCACTTGATGGTAATGCTGCGGGAGCAGAAAGCTCACTCAACCGTGCCGGAACGCTGGCCGTTAATGGCGTCAGGCGTTACATGACCATTACCGGCTTTACGCCGCTTGCTGACAGTACTGTTGAAGCCCGGGCTCGTCGGGGGCGCAAGGGGGCAACACTGGAACTTGCCCGGCGTGCTGCTGGCGAATCCCCGGGAACCGAACTGGCGAAACCATTAATTGACACCGGGCAATATCGCAGAGCGATTACCCATGTTGTGAGGGATAAAAATGCCGACTCTTGATGTAACAGATGTGCTTTTTGACCCCGATTTTTGCGACTTCAATTTGTGGGTAACACACCGTGTGCAAACGGTGGATGAGGACGGGATCGGCAGCGACAGCGAAGTTAAAAAGCAGTTTGCCGGAGTCGTAACTGTTGATCGCTCTCTGGAAAACTGTCGTATGCAGGCCGGGCAGGTAATCAGTGGTGCAATTCTGATTGTGACGACTGAGCGACTGACGCAGGGACAGACTGGCCGTGATGCCGATATCGTGACGTATCAGGGCCGTGATTATCGTGTGACTTTCGTCGACCCGTATACAGCGTATGGTGCCGGATTCGTTCAGGCGCATTGTGAGTTGCTGCCGTTTGATGGGGGAATTCCGGTTGAGCAATAACACCAGCACAGAGCGCGGATGGCTGATACCAACCAGTGGCGATCCGGATTATGACGAAGCGCTCGACAGGCTGTTAAGCCAGTGGATGCGTAACGTTTCCGGTCTGTCTGCCGGGATGGTTCGTCCGCGTTGGCAGAAAGAGCAACCGCCACTGCTACCGGCTGAAACGAACTGGTGTGCGTTTGGGGTTATCGGATGGTCAGGTGATGACAGTCCGGCATTCACCAGACAGACCGATGATGGCTCTCAGCTCTGGCGGCATGAAACGATTGAGTGTATGGCTTCGTTTTATGGTCCGGCGGGGATGGTGTATGCGTCCCGGTTTCGTGACGGTATATCTGTACCGCAGAACAACGCAGCACTGAATGCGCTGGGGCTGTCTCTTGGCGATTACACAGGTCTGACTCCCTTCCCTGAACTTATTAATCAGCAATGGGTCCGCCGCTACGATATGACGGTGCGTCTGCGCCGGAAGGTTGTGCGCGAGTACGGTATTAAATCGCTGGTGGAAGCACCAGTCATCTTTTTCGGAGATTAAGCTATGGCACAGGGCTTGCCTGTATCAAACGTTGTTAATGTTGATGTGATCATGTCGCCGCGTGCAGCATCAGGGCGAAATTTTGGTGCATTACTCATTCTCGGCCCGTCCACAATCATTCCGGTAAGTGAGCGCATTCGCCGTTATTCTGCCGCGGAAGATATTGGAAAAGATTTTGGCGTGGAATCACCAGAATATAAGGCTGCGCAGGTGTTTTTCTCACAATCACCGAAACCTCAGGAGGTTTTTGTTGGTCGTTGGGTGAAAACGAAGGGAGACAGCGAACAGGCCACGTCTGAGACGCTGGAGCAGGCTGTGAATGCCATGCTTGATTATACTTCATGGTATGGGCTGGGGATTGCAGACGATGCAGATATTCCGGATGCAGACTGGCTGAAAGTGGCTGCGGCGATCGAATCCTCTTCTGTAAGCCGTATTCTGGCGATTACGACAAGCGATGAGAAATGCCTGCAGACTGCATCCAGAGATGATTTGGCATCAAAACTGAAAACCGCCGGATATTCACGCAGTTTTATTCAGTATTCATCGGGTAATAAATACGCTGCGTTATCTGCATTTGGCCGGGCATTCACGGTTAATTTCAATGGCAGTAATACCGCGATTACGCTCAAGTTTAAGCAGGAGCCGGGTGTCGGGTATGAAACACTGACAGTCAGCCAGGCATCGGCACTTGATGCAAAAAACTGCAACGTATTCGTGTACTACCAGAATGATACAGCTATCCTCCAGCAGGGAGTGATGACCAACGGTGATTTCTTTGATGAACGCCACGGCCTGGACTGGTTACAGAATTATGTGCAGACCAACCTCTATAACCTGCTTTATACCAGCACCACGAAAGTTCCCCAGACTGAAGCCGGTATTACCCGACTGTTATCAAGTGTTGAAAAATCACTGGATCAGGCCGTTCAGAATGGACTGATTGCTCCGGGCGTATGGAACGGGGGCGACCTTGGTCAGTTGTCATCAGGTGACACGCTGCCCAAAGGTTATTACGTATACGCCCAGCCGCTGGATGAACAGGCACAATCAGAACGTGAAGCCCGTAAGGCTCCGGTGATTCAGGCTGCAATAAAACTTGCAGGCGCGGTTCATTACGCTGACGTACAGATTAACGTTGTTCGCTAAGGGGAAGTGAATGTCTACCTATTCTTTTATGGATGTCACTGCGACGCTGACCGGGCCGACAGGTTCGATTGACCTCGGGTACGGTTCGGCAAGTTCTGAAGAGGGGATTGTGGTTGCGATGGGCGGTCCTAAAAACACCATGACCATCGGTGCTGATGGCGAAGTGATGCACAGTCTCCATGCAGATAAAAGCGGGACGATTACCGTTAACCTTCTGAAGACATCACCGACAAATAAAAAATTGTCGCTGGCGTATAACGCACAGAGCCAGTCTTCTGCCACATGGGGGAATAACGTTATCGTGATCCGCAACAAGGTCAGCGGCGACATCATCACGGCACGCAGTGTTGCGTTCCAGAAACAACCGGATAACGCCAACGCTAAAACCGGTAATACGATGCCGTGGGTGTTTGACTGCGGCAAGATTGACCAGGTTCTCGGGGAGTTTTAATGCATGGAATTCGAAATTAAAGGCGTGAAATATCGCACGGCAAAACTCAGCGTTTTTGACCAGCTGAAAGTGACCCGCAAACTTCTGCCGGTGCTGGCAGGAATGATGTCAGATTTCGGGAGTATTCGCTCCCGTTTGCCTGCTGACGGCAAAATCGACACCGTGAAATTCGAACAGTTAAAACCGGTGTTTGAAACCATGCTCCCGCGTATCGCTGAGGAACTGTCTTCCCTGACCGAAGATGACACCGATGCGATTATTCATCCCTGTCTTGCGGTGGTATCGCGGCGTCATATGGACGGATGGGTGCCGGTATTTACCCAGGGCGAACTGATGTTTGATGATATTGACTTGCTGGTCATGCTGCAGCTGGTGGCGCGGGTGGTCGCCGATTCGCTGGGAAATTTTTTGCCTACACCCCTTACCAGCACGACGCAGAGCCTGCAACAGGGCTGACGTTTAACAGCCTGCCGGACGGGCTGTCCTACCTTCTCAATCCGGTTGACGCCGGGTTAATTCCCTATACAGCACTTAAAGATGGCTCTGTCGATTTGTACGATATTGCTCTCTTGAATGACCATCTGGCGGTAAAAGCGGATAACCAGCGGCGCATTGAGAAATGGAGAGAGGATAATGAACGCTGAAACTATTAAAGATTTCCTCGTCTCGCTTGGCTTCAGTGTGGATGATGCAGGAGCGAAAAAGTTCGGTTCTGTCCTCGCCGGTACAACTGCAAATGTCATCAAAATGGGACTGGCCGTTGAAGGAGCTGCGTTGTCCGTGGTGGCCTTCACGGCTAAGATCGCCTCCGGCCTGGATAATCTTTACTGGGCGTCACAGCGCACCGGCGCGACAGTCCAGGGAATTCAGTCTATTGGCTATGCGGTTTCGCAGGTTGGCGGCAGCGTGGACGCTGCGCGATCTTCTCTGGAAAGCCTCTCCCGGTTTATTCGTAACAATCCCGGTGCAGAAGGCTTTCTGAATCGCCTGGGCGTACAGACCCGTGATGCCAGCGGTAACATGCGTGACATGGCCGCTATTTTTACGGGCGTTGGACAGAAACTCAGCAGCATGCCGTATTACCGGGCTAACCAGTATGCGCAGATGCTGGGCATTGACGAAAATACCCTGATGGCCATGCGTCGTGGTGTGGGGCAGTTCAGCGCTCAGTATTCAGAAATGGTGAAAGCGATCGGATTTAATGCCGATCAGGCTGCCTTATCGTCAAACCGGTTTATGACCTCGCTGAAATCGCTCGGTGAAATGGCCGGGATGGCGCGGGACAAAATCGGATCGAATCTTGCGGACGGACTGGCGGGGCAGATTGATAACCTGCGCAAAAAGATAATTGAAAATTTTCCCAAAATTGAAGTCACCATCACAAAGGTCATAAAGGGGATCTTCTGGCTGGGTGAGATAGTCGGGCGGGTTGCATTTCGGATAGTCGATGGTGTCGGAGATATCATCGAGTGGTGGGGGAAACTGGATGCCGAAACGAAAACCCTGATAGAGGTTATCGGCGGTCTGGTTGTCGCCATGCGGATACTTAACTCTACTTTCTGGATGTCACCTATAGGGCTGATTACTGGTCTGATCGTGGCTCTCGGTCTCTTGTGGGAAGACTACAAAACATGGAAAGAAGGCGGTAACAGCCTTATCGACTGGGAAAAATGGCAACCGGCAATAGATAAAGCGAAGGATGCGATCACCTGGCTTCGTGATCACCTTCTGGAACTAAAAGATGGTGTTGGCGGCTGGCAAAATGCACTGGAAATCCTCGGTACATTCATCGCGGGTGTCTGGGTATCCAAGGTTCTGGGGGCTTTCGGAAAAATATCAGGTTTACCGGTCCCACCCTGGCTTAAATTGTGGGCGCTTTACGCGGGCTATATTGTTAGTGACAGAGAAAATATTGCCGATAGCGCAAAATCTTCACTGAGGTATACGAAGCGAATTATCGGCGACACGCTGGCTGCTATTGGTATAAAAACAGATATCGGACGCAGGGATGTCAGTGAGGTCCGTGAATGGCCTGCGTGGATGGACTGGTTGCACGGTGGACCCGGTAAAGTTATCCGGCAGGGACAGAGTAACGGTGTAGTGCATGGCTCCAACGTCCAGCCCGACATCCCCGGCGGCGGCACTCTTGCTGATCGCAACAATAACCCCGGGAACATTCGCCCGGTGAGCGGTAAAGGGTTCCGGTTTTTCGAATCAGCGCTTAAGGGCTGGGAGGCGATGAAAAACCAGCTCATGCGTTACTTTACCGGGAAAACAACCGGACGGGCATTACAGACTATTCAGGATATTGTCAGTACCTGGGCCCCGGCAGGTGATAACAACGATCCGAAAAAGTATGCACAGGATGTTGCGAAATGGATGGGAGTATCACCGAATGCAATATTGAATCTTACAGATCCCCGGACTATGGGAGCATTGATGCAGTCGATGGCGCGCAAAGAAGGTTATTCAAACTGGAACAGCCCGCTGGCGTATCAGGCCGCCGCTGGCAGCCTTAACCAGCAGACTGTTATAAATGTTCATGGAGTTAACAACCCTCAGGAGGCGGCTAATCTGATTGCTGACAAGCAGGGGGCTGTAAATGCCAGGGCGGTACAGCAATTGAAAGGGCCTGCGTGATGGACTTTTTATCTGTTTTACTGCAGCAGCGAACCCGCTCAATAGGAATCATTATTCCTGATGTGGTTATTACCGAAAAGCACACTGACGCCCTGGAAATTACGGAACATCCGGTTGAACAGCCCACGAATGCTGGTGCCAGTGGTGAGGGCGCTGGTTATATATCAGAACACGCATTCAGGCGCCCTTCTGAGGTTGTGATGGAAACCGGTTTTTCCGGAGGCGGATCGCTGCTTGATTTTGCCAGTAACCTGACTGCTACCAGTTTACTGGGGCTGAGCCCGAAAGAACTGTATCAGGAACTGCTTAACCTGCAGCGGAATCGTATTCCTTTCGATGTGACAACCGGCAAGCGTATTTACAACAATATGTTGATAAAAACGCTGGAGGTCACGACCGATAAGAGTAGTGAAAATGTGCTTCTGGCGACACTTACCCTCAGGGAAGTAATTATTACCTCCACGCAGTCAGTCAGGGTTGCCCCGAAAAACAATATGACCGAGGGAGTCGGAACGTCTGCTGTGCAGAATACAGGCACCAAAACAACGGTGCCGCCGAATAATTCCATTCTGAAATCGCTGCCACAGATGGCGCAAGAAGGTATCTCCACTGTTGATGGGTATTTGAGCAATTTATTTCTGGGAAGGTGATTCATGAAAGCCGTAGAAATCCCACTGGTTGCTGACAATCAGACTTTTGCCACCACAATTAACGGTTCGGTTTATCACCTGTCTGTCATCTGGCGAGGCGAGTACTGGGTTCTGGATCTTGCTGACAGCAATGGCTCCGCCATTATATCAGGTATACCGATGATTACGGGGGCTGACCTGCTGGCACAGTATCGATATATGGATCTGGGTTTTTCTCTGGTGGTGCTCTGCGACGTGGCAGGGCAGGAGAATCCGACGCAATTCGATCTTGGAACGCTCTCACACCTCTATGTTTTCACGGAGTAACAATGTCGAAAAACTGGATGCGTCACTTTGAATTATTGCTTGTTGATGATAAGGGCGACGGGATAAAAATTTCTGAGCTTAAAGTCACTTTCAATATTCAGAAAATGCCTGCGACCATATTCAATGGATTCGTTGGGAATTTTAAGGTTTATAACCTGTCCCCTACCACTCAGAACCGGATTATGCAGAAGGAGTTTTCGCGTATACAGGTTATTGCCGGATACAAGGGGCAACCGGATGCAGCAGGTAATTATCCTGATGAAAACGTTGGTATGATATTCAATGGAGATATCCGTTTTACTGTCACTGGTAAAGATAATGCCACAGACAGTTGGATCATGTTGCAGTGTATTGACAGCTGGGAAGGCCACCTGAACGCAAGTGTGAAAACCACAGTGGCAGCTGGCTGGAAGTACAGAGATCTTTTCAGTCTGGGTATGAAATCATTCGAACCATATGGCATCGAATCCGGCGCAGTTCCTGACATGCCTGAAACGGTATTTCCCCGGGGTCGCGTTGTTTATCAAAACACATCAAGGTTGATGAATCATATCGCAGGGCAGTGTAAGGCTAACTGGTGGTATGAAAATAATCTGGTAAATATTGTTCCTGAAGATAAATATATTGGTGTTGCTACGGTGTTGAATGCTAACACCGGGCTTATCGGTATGCCACAGCAGACGATGGGAGCTGGCGTAAATGTCAGATGTCTGATTAATCCAAATATTAAGCTCGGTGGGCTTATTCGTCTGGATCAGGCATCTGTATACCGTGCCTCTTTGAGTAATGACCAGGTAGCGAAATCGCCAGCACGACTGGATGAGTCTGAAAGCGACGGTAATCTCTACGTTAACGGTCTGCCAGGCATGTCACAGCCTGCCAGCATTAATACTGACGGTGATTACATTGTGGGCAGCATTGATTATACTGGCGACACCCGAGGGCAGGCGTGGTATATGGACCTGCTTTGCCTGGCTAAAGGTGGCAAAGAACTATTGGCAAAAGGCACTTTGGACAAAGTCGGAGATGTAGAGTGAAAAAAGTATTTTTTGTTTATTCTTGGCCCTGCCGTTAACAGTTTCGGCGGCAACGCAGTGCGGACCATTCCGCTTTGATGCTGGTAATGATGGCCTCATGCACATCAATGGTCAAAAGCCAGAAACACAAAAAATGACCTTTTTGAAACAAAAAGACGATTTCGATAATGTCATGATGCAATGGATGTTACCTGATCCTAATACTGGACGTTGGTTAGGTATGGACTACATCAAACGAAACAAAAAAGCGATCCTCAACGTTGAAGTTATCCGCAAAAATATGGACGAGCCTCGGGAGTTCTGGACGTATGATTGCCGGAAGGTGAAGTGAATTACATTGGCGTCCAGCTTCTGCAGAACAGCATGGATGCGCCGAAAGTTATTGGCTCTTTCCCGTGCAAGAAGTGCCTGGTTGAAGGCAGGCACTTAAGCAGAACGATTGTTTCTTACACTCAAACTTATGAGAGATGCAAATGACAGATGAAGAAGTTCGGGATTTTATTCTTTTGTCACCAGTGATAACGCTTGCGGATTTTGTTCGAAATAAGCAAGGTTTTCAGCAGATAGCGCACCGCGTAAGAGAGCTCTCCAGCGCTCAACAACCTGAGCATATTGCCGCTTTTTCAGAGGCATGCTTAGCAGCGGATATTGAGAGAAATCAGCGTTCTCATTAGATAATGCTTTCAACGACTCCTCAGCTCGTTCCAGTTTTAACATTACACTTGATAACCTACGCTCCAGTATGGCTATGGTGCAAATAACAGCGCCAAAACCAGCGTATCCTGTTCGGCTTAGATATTTCTCAACGATTGGTTCGAAATCGTCTAAATCCTCCGGCGGGTTTTCACCGCAACACATGAGAATAATGAAGAGGTATTCATCTATTCTTAGGTTTTGCGGAATGCTTTTCAAAAAATCAATTAAAGCTGTGCGTGGATCTTCATGATTAAGCATGGTTTTTCCTTATCGAAAATACCATTGCAATATATCCATAAAATATGCATTAAACACCCTGATATTTGATCAGTAACCCGCTACCCGGCGGGTTTTTTACTTTCTGGAGACATATGAATGCCCGTTTCTTTAAGCGCTCAACTTGGTAGCAAAGAACAGGCCGATGTAAGACTTGCTGGTTCTGTCATGTCGGCGCTGCGTGTTTCTATGCCCGGAATTGTCCAGTCATTTGATCCGGACACGGTAACGGTAGTTGTTCAACCTGCGATTAAAGGCTATGAGCCGGACTCAAATGGAATCAACCAGTCGACGACATTACCCCTGCTGGTGGATGTGCCGGTGGTATTTCCGCGCGGCGGAGGCTGTACGTTGACTTTTCCGGTTAAAGCCGGGAATGAGTGTCTTGTCGTTTTTGCCGATCGTTGTATTGATTTCTGGTGGCAGAGCGGCGGGATACAGGAGCCGGTCGATGACAGAATGCATGATTTATCGGATGCGTTTTGTATTGTCGGTCCCCAGTCGCAGGCAAGGAAGATTAGCGGTATTAATACCAGTGCCACACAGTTGCGTAGTGATGACGGCAGCACCTATTTTGAGCTTAATCCTGATACCCGGAAAATTAAAATTGTCGCTCCCGGGGGGCTTGATGTGGTCGCCCCTCTGGCTGACTTTTCTGAGAAAGTAACCATTCATGGCCTGTTAACCTGGATGGGGGGCATGGTGGGGTCTGTTGTTTCTGGTGTGGCTTCAAAAATCACTGGTGCTGTTGAGTTCTTGGGGAGCGTTAAGGCTAACGGCAAGCCAATCGATGATACGCACACTCATGGCGGTGTTCAGCGCGGTGGAAGCAATACCGATGGGGTAAACTGATGCGATACAGACGTGAAGACGCCGATGGTGATTACACCTTTGGCAGCGGTGATGACACCTGGCTGATTAACTCACCGGAGGCCGTGGCGCAGGCGGTAAAAACGCGATTCGAATTGTGGTATGGGCAATGGTTTCTCGACACCACCGAAGGGACTCCATGGATCCAGTCCGTGCTGGGCAGGCAGAAGCCGGAAACCTACAACCTGGCGATCCGTAAGCGCATTCTGGAAACGCAGGGCGTTAAATCAATCCTCTCTTTCAATACGACGGTGGATACCACGACCCGACGTGTCATGTTTTCCGCTGAAATCGACACTCTTTATGGAATAACGACTGTTACATCGGAGGCGTAATGGCTCTGAACCTTGATTCTCTCGGTTTATCTGCAAAGGTAACCGCGGAGGGGATCAGTGCGCCTGATTATCAGACGATACTCAGCACCCTGATTAGCTATTTTCAGCAGATTTATGGTAGTGATGCCTACCTCGAACCGGACAGCAAAGACGGCCAGATGGTGGCTCTGATGGCGCTGGCGATTCATGATGCCAATAATACGGCGATAACTGTCTACAACTGTTTTTCACCGGCAACCGGCTATGGGGCTGCACTGACCAGTAACGTGAAAATAAATGGTATTTCACGTAAAGGCGCGACGAACTCTACGGTTGATTTGCTTCTTACAGGAACTGCCGGAACAACCATCATTAATGGCAGCGTGAAAGACAGTAATAATGTGATATGGCGTTTGCCTGCTTCAGTGGTGGTAGGCGTGGATGGTACAGTGATGGTGACCGCAACATGTTCCGTCAGTGGTGCAGTGGCGGCGCTGGCTGGAACTATCACTGAAATTAATACGCCAACCCGTGGCTGGGTTTCGGTAACCAATCCTGCTGCAGCCACTGTGGGCACTCCGGCAGAAACTGATGCGGAGTTACGTATCCGCCAGTCGCAAAGTGTTGCGTTGCCATCAATAACCCCATTTGAAGCACTGGATGGTGCTGTTTCTAATGTTGCCGGTGTAACACGCCACAAACTCTATGAAAATGATACTGGTTCGGAGGACGGTAACGGGTTACCGCCACACTCTGTTGCTGTGATTGTGGATGGCGGTGATGTGACGGATATTGCTCAGGCTATCAGAGGGAATAAAGGTCAGGGGACAGCCACTCACGGTACAACATCCGTTACGGTTCCGGATAAATACGGCAATCCCCATGTAATCAAGTTCTCGCGTTCCAGTGATGTACCTGTTTATGCCCAGATCAAATTAAAAGTTTTTACGGGTTATACCTCACAGATAGGGCAGCAGATCCAGCAGGCTATTTCCGACTATATCAATAGTCTGACGATTGGTGATTCGATCCTTTTGAGTCGCATTTACTCACCGGCAAATCTTGGCGTGGTGAGTGGCGGGAATGCACGCTATTACGATATTCAGGAACTGACGATTGGGAAATCCCCGGGGGCTTTGTCGCCATCAAACATTGATATCAGATATAACGAATCTGCGTCCTGTACCCCGGAAAATATCGTTATAACGGTGGAGTCATGAGCAAATACACCGAACTAATCACGAACTACCACGCCACCAAACCTAAATTTCTTGCACATGTTGATCTGATGACCCGGCCGCTTATTGATGTTGCGGCTGCCACCAGCGGGCTGATTACTGCATTTGATATTGACTCTGCGGTTGGTGTGCAACTTGACATTCTGGGATTGTGGATCGGACGTAGCCGTGTTGTCAGCCAGCCTATTTCAGGTGTCTATTTCAGCTGGGATACCGACGGGCTTGGATATGATCAGGGGGTATGGCAGGGACCATACGATCCTGATTCCGGATACATGTACCTCAGCGATGAAACTTATCGTGTCATTCTTAAAGCGAAGATTGCGATTAATAACTGGGATGGACGGAATGATTCGCTTCCGGCAATTCTTGACGCTGCAACAGCAGGATCCGGGCTGCGAATGCAGATAGTCGATAACCAGGACATGACGATATCGGTCTGGGTCTTTCCTGATACTGATATTTCAGATGTATCGCGTGAGTTAATTGCGGCAATTAAACAGGGGTATCTCACAGTTAAAGCCGCCGGGGTATGGGCGGGTGGCATTGAAACACCTTCGGTGGAAACTCCATCGGAAGGTTCAAAATTTTTTGGTTTTGATATGGATAACGAATTTATCAGTGGTTTTGATGTAGGGGCATGGGGAGTATTACTCTGATGGCAAAAAATGACTTTAAAACATTCGCAACGGGTAAAAATGCCAATGTTATGTCGCAGGAGGAATGGGAAGCGTTGCCTGCGCTTTTATCCGGATTTACAGCAGGGAAAGCATCCAGTGCGCAAGTCAATAAGGTTATTCGGCAGGCCAGCTTTATTGCATCTGCAATAGCACAATATACAGCAAATGAAAGTGGACTGGATGTACAGGACGATGGCGATCAGGCCGGCTTTATCGCAAAAATGTCGTCTGCATTAGATAAGAACTATCAGAGAATTAATGCCATACTTACCGCACTTGCTAATCTTTCAGCATCCGAAAACAAATTACCGTATTTTACCAATCAAGATACCGCTAATTTGGCTGACCTGACACAGGTTGGGCGAGATATTTTGGCAAAAAGCTCTGTTGCTGATGTCCTTAAATATCTTGGTTTGGAAAATAATTCGACCTTTCCTGTAGGTGCCCCGATCCCGTGGCCATCAGATTCAGTTCCATCTGGTTATGCCCTGATGCAGGGGCAGACTTTTGACAAATCTGCATACCCGAAACTTGCAGTCGCTTATCCGTCAGGCGTGATCCCTGATATGCGTGGCTGGACGATTAAGGGCAAACCCGCCAGTGGTCGTGCCGTATTGTCTCAGGAACAGGATGGCATTAAATCGCATACCCACAGCGCCAGCGCATCCAGTACGGATTTGGGGACGAAAACCACATCGTCGTTTGATTATGGAACTAAATCTACGAATAACACTGGTGCGCATACCCATAGCGTTAGCGGAACAGCAGCTTCAGCAGGTGCACATACGCATCCGATATCTCAGGGGGATAATGCTAACGTTAGCTCCGGTAGAGTAGCTTCGTCGAACTCTGCTCAAACTCACTTAGGTGCAACGAATTCTGCTGGCGCGCATACCCACTCAGTATCAGGTACTGCAGCAAGTGCTGGGGCGCATACACATACTGTCGCTATTGGTGCACATACGCACTCTGTTGCGATTGGTTCACATGGACACACCATCACCGTTAACGCTGCTGGTAACGCGGAAAACACCGTCAAAAACATCGCATTTAACTATATTGTGAGGCTTGCATAATGGCATTCAGAATGAGTGAACAATCACGGACCATAAAAATTTATAATCTGCTGTCCGGAACTAATGAATTTATTGGTGAAGGTGATGCATATATTCCACCCCATACAGGGCTGCCTGCAAACAGTACCGATATTGCACCGCCAGATATTCCGGCTGGCTTCGTGGCTGTTTTCAACAGTGATGAGTCATCGTGGCATCTCGTTGAAGATCATCGGGGTAAAACGGTTTATGACGTGGCTTCCGGCGACGCGTTATTTATTTCTGAACTTGGCCCATTACCGGAAAACGTCACCTGGTTGTCGCCGGATGGGGAGTTTCAGAAGTGGAACGGCACAGCCTGGGTGAAAGATGCAGAAGGAGAAAAACTGTTCCGGATCCGGGAGGCGGAAGAGAAAAAGGCAAGATTAATCCAGGAAGCCACTGATAACATAACAATTCTGCAGGATGCTGTTAATTTTGAAATGGCAACTGATGAGGAAGTATCGATGCTATCTTCCTGGAAAAAATACCGGGTATTAGTGAGTCGGATTGATATAAATACAGCCCCGGATATCGTATGGCCAGAGCTGTGATTAAACGGAATTATGTGTGAGATGAGTTATAAATAATTTCAGAGTGAAATTTAGTAATGAATGTGGAGTCATCAGGAATGTCATGCAGTACCAATGCATGAGCTCCTATTTTTACATTATTCCCTATATGCACTTTGCCACCAAGGATGGTGGCGTTACAGCCAATGGTTACATTATTTCCTATGACAATATCCATATCATTAAATTCACCGCGAAGTCCAATAGTTACTCCAGGCTTAATTGAACAATTTTCACCTATTGTAACTTTGTGACCGATAACAACGCCATTGAGATAAGATATGTCGAACCCTTTACCAATATTTACAGTTAAGGGAACGGTTACATTATATTTATCAAGAATGAAACGCTCTATTTTTCCCGCAATCTTCCGACAGTATCCGCCTTTATCAAAAAGGTATTTGGCTATGCGCCACCAAAATAAATAACGTAATCTTCTGTGTTTTATTGCGCGAACAATCGCTTTTCGCCAGGAAAAATGGCGTTTATAACCTATTACTTCATAGTGTATACAGTTTTTAAGTTCACTAATGTTCATATATCTATTATTTAGTAAAGATAATTCTGTAACTTATTATTATATTAAGTTTAATGAGATTTTTCTACAGTTTACTGTCTTACTCTCACGCCGGAGCAATGGGCGCAGGCTGGACGACAAATTGCATCAGGAGTTTCTCGCCAGAAAGTGGCGATCATCTATGATGTTGGCGTATCGACTTTGTATAAGAAGTTTCCGGTCGAAGATGAATGAAACCGTAGCACGTCGTATGCAAGAACGTGCCACGGCTGGCTGAAAAAAGTTAATGTGGCATGTCACAGGCCATTTTTGCGGCCTTGTTTTTAACGAATGCCACCGCCTCCCGGGCGGGAATCCGCAGAGCGCCCACCGCAGCGGGAGCCGTCAGCGGCAGTATCGCTATCGTGCTGACAACGACCAGCAGAGGCCTGAGTTGAAGCCACCAGAGACAACAAAACGAACAGTGCAGCAAATGCTTTTTTCATTGTGAGATTTCCATCTATAAGCCACCTCAATGTGGCATCAATGAGTGTAGCACTGACTTTTGTTTCGTCCATAAAAAAGCCCGCAGCGCGGGCTATTCTTCATCGTGGTTATTGTCGTTTTTAGATTTGTTTTTAGTGCTTGGTTTTTTTCGAAGAACAAAAATACCCGTAACTGCGACAACAGTACCGATCACTGTTCCTGCCAAAATTTCGTGACCAGTTAGCCCCAATATGGTTGCACATGTTACTGTAAAAAGAGTCGCAGCAAGACCATAAAATTGTCCTCGTTTATCCCGGTTTATCGCTCCATCAAGGGCCTTTTCTTCCATTTTTTGGCGGTGAGCAAACTCTTTTTCCGTCAACTGGAAAATCCGTTCAGGGGCATCAGGTAAAATATCCTGATACCCACGAAGAAGATAAGGTGGTGGAAGTGGTCCTTGGAATGCGTGATGAGCAACAACAATTTCCTGAATTTCTGGTCGGTCAAGCACGCGAGTAAATGCATCTGGGTTTTGGATAATCTCGTTACTTAGCTCTTCCTCAACTTCCTCGAACTCAGTTTCTTCGTTATCACTTGGTTGCCCAATAGATTTTTGCAT